ACTTCAAGCTTGTACGTCGGACTATCAAAGCCCAGCTCAAGCGCTGCTGCCGCATTTGACAACGAATCAACGACATCGTTAATCTTGAAATCACGCGGGTATTCACAATTATAACCAACTGTCTCACCTGACCACATCTCAAATAATTTAACGATGGCTTCGTCTGCATCCTCGCAGCGTACCGCAAAATCCGCCAGCCGCTTATTGGTTTTCTCAAAATCCCACTGCTTGGCCACCCCTGATTTACTCTTGTCACTTTGTACACCGATGACTGAATCCAGACCGGACATACGGAACATTTCTTTTATGATCCTGTCCATCTGCTCGGTCAGCATTTCGGCAGGAGCGGCAGGCGGCGCTATGAAATCGGGAGTATGTGACGCGTCAGCCGGGTAAATCAGCGCATTATTCGTGCCGACTGTTACTTCGCCGGTGCCGTCATCTGGCATTGTCAGAATGCCAAAAGCCTGATCTCTCAAGAGTTGAGTATGCCAGCTGCAAAGTTGATAGAGAAAGTAATTCGCCTGTGCTACCGATAAATACTCTGACGGCGGTTTAATAATTTTCCTGTCTGTGTTTCTTGCGAGCCACTGCACAACCGGAACACTTCTAATATTATGGTTACCCGTTATTTTGCCGTCGCCATTCCCGATTGCCCACGAGTCCTGTGTCCAAGTATATGTCTCTGTGTTTTTCGCGTTTGCCCCGACCTGTGATGTTTCGGTATACTGGAACATCGTCAGGCGGCCGTATCGGTCTATTGCCCAGTTTTTAATCTGCGCCGGCGTAACAATTTTCAAAAACGGCAGTTTGCGCCCTGCGACGGCGTCACTTCTTCGTTCAGCCAGTTCGTCGCTGTTATCAACAACGATATACACTACGCCGTATAATTTTGCTTGCAACGCCGCTGATTTACAGAAATCCTGATAATCCGTGCCGGTTCGATCGCAGTCATCAAGAAATGTCTGAAACAGCGTCGAACCATTATAATCACGCTTGATATCGTTTTTAAATATCGGATCTACCGCAGCATTGACAATCGGCCCGGTATAATTCAAGTAGTACGCCAGCCCCTGTCGGTCTTTATAGTTTGCCGGATCTTCCCGCGGATGCTGCCTAAGTCCGGCCCCGTTCTCAAAAAGCCCGGTACCGAAATATGCATCTGTCAAAAGACTGTATTTATCCATGTGTCACCTCAATATAAATTGCTCCGCACAGCTTTGACCTTGAACCGCGCAGGCATTAAATCTTCGCAACCGTACCGGACGGCGTCTATTGCATGATTGTTTTTATCCGGATAAGCGCTGATGTACTGTCCATCACGTGTTGTTTCGTATTCGTATGTTACGAACTCTTTATACGTGTTTGGGCAGCGCTTTTTATCAATCACGATAGTAGACAGCCCCTGCAGCCATCGAATACCAAATTCGACACTGTCAGGACCTTTTTTAGCCGCTATAGCTCTTAACCCCAATTCATTTAACTCTTTAATCGACTTTGGCTCGGCGCTATCCGCGCGAATTAATGCCGTTTCCGTGATTTTCTTTTTTATTTTTACCGCCGCCTGCCTGTTTGTCAGCTTCGGCTGGTAAATCTCATCAAAAATATATAAAATTTCCCTCTTTGTGTCGTAGTGCATAGACACAAAAGCCAACGGGTCTACCGCAAATCCAAAATCAAGCCCATACCGCCTGCGGTCAAACTGCCGTATTTCTTCATCGGTAATCTGCTTCTCTACGACGTTCTCAAAGACCGCCCCGCCGGTTCCTGTGATTTCCCCTAAGTATTCATGCCGGTATGCCGTTTCATTTTTTGCTTTGAGTTTGTCCGCCTCATAAATGAACTGCGGCCCCAGCCAGTCAGGATTGACGCTTAAGTAATCTGAACGGTGAACAAGTCTGTCCTGTTCATCAAGCAGCATTTCTTCATTCACCCAGTTATTCGCTGATTTCGGTGGATTGTACGAAGAAAAACACCAGAATTTAGATCCTCCGCGCATAAGCGACTGATTCAAATTGCGAATTTCTTCCATTCCTGCGAACTGATCCAGTTCTTCATACCAGACAACCCCGACATACCCGAACGGCAGCTTGATAGACTTGATTTTTGCTTTATCATCAACGCCAAAAAACAGAATCTTCTGTCCTGTCGCCTTTCTGACCATCTCCATCGGACTAACCGTCATTTTCCATTTATCTGATATATGTAGTGAGTCAAGCGCCCATTCCATTTGCGTATAAACAGAGTTTCTAAGCGTATTTGCAACTTTACGCAGAATAACGGCGTGGCATTCCGGGTTCTGCATAAGCAGCAGCAGAATTTCAAGCGACACATAAGAAGACTTCGTACTTCCGCGGCCGCCCGCCAACACATAATGCGTATGACTATGCTGCTTAACGTCCTGATGTACAGAGAAAAACGAGGGCGCCATTTTATCGCTGAGTTTAATTTGTATCGTCAATAATTTGCACCTCTTCTTCTCCAGTCTTAACGTTCTGATCTTCGAACAGATGGTGGCGTTTCCCCATGAGTTCCAGTGCTTTTATACGGTCTTTCGCAGATAAATGCTTTTTGATAATTTGTGCTGCACTAACGCCGTCGCCCAAGCCTTCGACGACGACAACCTCTTCTTTGAGTTCGCCCCTGCCTGCTTTTGATAACAGATATTCGACTTCTTTTGCCGACATGATCGCTTTATCATAGTATTCATCACGCATTTTCTTAATACGGCTTTGAATCTCAAGTTTTCTCAAGTTTTGATTAGCAATTCTGTCAGCCGTTCTTTTGCTGTATCCGGCCCTTATAGCTGCCTGTGTTGCGTTCAAATCAATCAAGTACTCAACGCAGAATTTCTCTTGTCTTGGTGTCACGCCACCACCTCCCTTCTTCGGACAAACGAAAAGCACACACCGGGGAGTGGCATGTGCTTTTCTAAAATTGAGGAGGAAAGTATCTCGCGATATTTTCACAGTATCATAATATCACGTCTTATAGTGAAATATAATGAAATTTAGTGAAATCCCCCTCTAAATTTTTCAAAGCTTGACCGTGCAGCTGATAAATCCTTCGGATTGTATAATTCATGTCCACGGCTATCTGCTCCCACGTCTGAATCAGTATGTAGTACCGATACAGCACGCATCTGCTGCTCTCGTCATCTACCTTGTCAATCAGTGCTTTAGCCTGATCTCGTTTATCGATCAACTCGTCCCACGCCGCATTCACTTTTTCAATCTGCGAATCCAGCTTATCGACGATCTCATCAAGAGTAGCTAAATGATTTGACTGTATCTTATCGCCAAGCTTCGGACTTGAGATATTATATGCTCTGCGCCTTAGATCTTCTAATTCCTGCTCGTATGCACGCAGCAGGCTATCTTGTTCTCTGACTGACCGTAAAAACTCTTTAACCGTCATTTCTCCTCCTGCCTGCCGCTACGCACAATGCTACAGTTACGACACCGACGATAGAACCAATCCACGCACCGATTACGAAAATCAAAATCTCTGTCATTTCTCGTCAGTCCTTTCTAATAGATGCTCTATATACCATCGTGCTTTCTTCAAGTCTTCTGTTCCGTTCTTCTGCTTCCATCGCCACAAGTATTTGATTGCATTCGCTGTACACACAGCTTCGATACCGCTTAAATCACCTGTCGCCACTTCAATTGCGTCAATACATTCTACCCGGCCTTTATTGTAATGTGCTGGCCTGTTTACCATGTCCGCGTTATTCATCGCACACCTCGATGATCAGCTTACCATCCCCGCTTGTCACTGCCATAACCTCAAAATCCACAAGCCAGTACGGGATTTTTTCACATTGGCCTTCAAACATCACTCTGTACGTTTGCCCGTACAACCCCATGCTTGCTCTGATAACTCGTGTTGTGCTAACTACCGGAATGACTCTCAGTAACTTCTTTAATTTCATTTTCTGTCGCTCCTTTCGACTAATAATTTAACCGCGTTCATCATGGCTTCCTGCCCATTTTCTTTTCGTTTCAGCGCTTGCATAACCAATTCATCCACCGTACCTTTTGCCACCAGATGATGTATGATAACCGGCTCTTTCTGCCCTTGTCGCTCAAGTCTTGCGTTTGCCTGCTGATACTGTTCTAAGCTCCATGTCAAACCAAACCACACGATAATATGCCCGCCTGCTTGCAAATTGAGACCGTATCCCGCGCTTGCGGGGTGCGCTACGAGTAGTTTTACCTTTCCTTCGTTCCAAGCCCGTATATCAGTTGAATTTTGCAATTCTCGCGCATTCGGGAACACTTCTTTGATCCGATCTTTGTCGTGCTTGAAATTGTAAAAGACTAAAATTGGATTTCCGTCATTTGCTTCTATGATTTCTTTTAGCGCTGTGATTTTTGCGTCATGAACCGGTATAACAGCTTTATCGCCGTCGTACACAGCTCCGTTTGCCAACTGCAGCAACTTATTACTGACCGCTGCTGCCGATAAAGCTGTTATCTCTTCGCCCTGCAATTCTGTAACATATTCTCGTTCAAGTTCTCGGTATGCTTTTTGTGATTTCTCATCAAGCACTACAGGAACCGTAACCGGCGGAAGTTTATCTGGCATCAGACGATAATCTTCCGATTTCAGGCTGATGCAGATGTCCGATATCTTATCGTAAATTTCTTTTTCGGCGTCCGCGCTTCGTATCCGGTAGCTGTAAACCACCGGGCCATTCTGCTTATCTGGTATAAAGTAATTATTCCGATACTCCGTCAAAGTCCGCCCCAGCCGTTTACCGCCGTCAAGCAAGTACATCTGCGCCCACAGATCCATTAATCCGTTCGGCCGCGGCGTACCTGTCAGCAAAACTATTTTTCTGAAGCACGTCCTGACCTTTCGCAACGCTTTCCATCGTTTCGTACTTGCGTCTTTAAAACTCGTACTCTCGTCGATAACAAGCATATCGAAATCCGGTTTATACCGTAGGTACTCAAGTAACCACACGACATTTTCGCGGTTAATGATGTAGATATCTGCTTTTTTCGCAAGTGCCTGTACCCGCTGTGCCTGCGTTCCCAGAATTGTCGAAAACGTAAGGTTCTTAAAGCAGTCCCATTTCGCCGCCTCATCCTGCCATGTAGCTTCAGCCACTTTCTTCGGCGCTACAATCAAGACCTTGTTAATAGACATCTCATCAAACATTGCTTGAAAGATAGCCGATAGCGTTGTAGATGTTTTGCCTAATCCCATTCCCAAATAGACGCCGGTACCCTGATTTTTCAAGATGTGCTCAATCACGGCTTCCTGATATCCATGCGGTATGTATTTCATTTCGCAAGTCTCCTGACAAATCCTTCGGCCGATTTCAGATTATCGATTACCGCCACGCGGCAACCACACTTATACAGAGTTCGGATAACCGCTCTCTGCAGCAACCTCGGCCGTCTTCCCGGCGCTTTCATCTCTGCAAATCCGATTTTCCCGCCGGGAAGAATAACAATCCTGTCCGGCGCCCCTGCAATTCCCGGGCTAATAAACTTGAGGCACATCCCGCCGTGAGCCCGCGTCACTAATATCAGATATTTTTCTACTGCATATTCTTTCATTTTCACCTCATAAACATACAAAGGCTTTTCCCGCCTATATAATAAGAATATAAATCTTTATCTCGCGCGCTACGCGCGT